TCACGGATATAACCTTCAGGACGATTCTCAGCTACTCCTGCTGCGTCTGAATCGATCGGTTGATTGTCAATAACGTTATTCATAACGACCATACCGATACTTTGCGTATCAATTATAGGCGAAACGTCAGAAACATACCCAGAACTCACACCTCCTCGGAAAAGGTCTCCACCAAAAGTCGACTTTTGATTAGTGGTCAACGTTGCGCTAACCACAATAGAAGGTGCTGAAAGAACAGAATCTTCTTGATTTTGATTGGCAACATATTTTGGTGTTTTAAAGAAATATGGCAAAGTATTTGGCATAGTTGTATTGGTATTGTCTATATTAAACCGTACATCAACACCTTGTGTTTGCGAGATTTTAGAATGAGAAGTTCCGCTAACAAAACTTGCGTTGTACACAATACCAGTGTTTTCAAATTCGTGATCTTGGAAATTCAACAATGCGCGGTCAATGAAAAATCCTCTATTACTTGCAACAGAATCGCTTCCAAAAGTTCCCACTGAGGTGAAGGCACTATCGAGAGAAATATAATATCCTGCTATATCTGGATTTATGACTTTGTTCGCGGAATCCATTATACTAGAACCAAACACACCGTTATACTTGGCCGCAGAATCCAGTCCTGTTATTGCTGCTAGGTCTCCCCAGCCAAGTCCATGCCCAAGGTGGTCTACTCGCAATCTGTTAAGATTATCTGAGTCTACACGCAAACTCGAAGCATAGTTATGGATATGCCTTTCGAGCGGTTCATTATAAAAGTTTGCTCCACCTGTTTCTTTAAACTTCGCGGTGTAAATCCGATATGGCATGTCTTGATTTTGTTTTGGCGTCCAAGTAGAACCATTCTGAGAAAGGAATAATGAACCTTTCGATGGTTGTTTTGAAACCCTTTTAGAAGTAGAACCCAACACAAGATCATAGGTTGTCGCAACATATGCTTCGTACTTATCGCACTCTGCTAAAAGAACAAAGGCATATTCTTCTCCTGAGCGCAAAAATACTGGTTCTTCAAACTCAAAGGTTACTGGATGAGCAAGAACAGAAGCCAAAGTTTCAGTCTGTCCTGATATAGCAGTCCTAACAGCAGCAGCAGTTTTATACACTCTGTGTTGTTCGCTGATCACGTCTCTATCAGGAACACCACTACTTACTGTCCTTAGTTGCAATTGTAGTGGAACCTGAGTATCTGATACGCTAGGTGCGCTTCGAATAAACGTGTCAATTTTGGTTACAAAAACTCCAGGAACACCAGCACCACCGTCGACGGTGAATGTTTGTGCAAGGGGATCCCTTGGTCTCCAATCTTCGCTAACTCCAATAAGTTCTTCACTCTCAGTAACATACTCATCTTGAACAGTAACCACCCGAGTATGCGCAAAGGTTCTTTCTCTTAATGAAATTCTTCCCCATGCGCTATAAGAAGTTGATGCACGGGACAACGCCCCATCAGGGTTATACGTTGATATGTCTAAAAGTTTAACCTGATGCGTTCCACAACGGAACTTCCAACCCATTTCATTCAACGCATTAACAGATTTTACCGAACCATATTGTTTTGCATACTTGCGAGAATTTGCAATCCACTGATTCCATTCTTGCTGAGTGTTGAATTGCGTAGAAAGGGGAATAGGAATCACAGAATTATTAGGAATCCAGAGTTCAAAGAACAATTCTCCGTCGTTATCAGATATCAAAGTTCTTTCAGCATCGCTACCGAATGGGTGACTTTTCAAACTTACGTTTGTTTGCGCAACTCCTCTTCTGTGATCGCCAGCAGAAATAGAAGAGTTATACTCAGTTTCTGTTCTACTTCGAACCCACTGATTCATTTGTATTCCATTCATGTAACACCAGTAACGAGTGTTCGGGCGCATTCCTTGTGCCTTAGCAAAAATTCTTCTCTGCCTCATGAAAGGTACTGAAAGAATAGCAACAGTTCTGTCACCAAGATCGCGAGTGAACGTTTGATCGCTGACAACCTTAGTTCTGACGCTCTGCGTGACTCGATATGTCTCTGTTCTAGTTCCACCTTGTAAGTCTACCAAATCAAACCAGTTGTCTTCAGTTTGTTGGTTATCACGACCAAGGGCAGTATTGCTAGAACCAAGGAGCGCACCAAAAAGTCCAGCAGGTCCAGTAGGTTCTGTTCTAGGGCGAGGAACCCAGCGAATAATAACAGAAGTTCTGGAATAAGTAAAAGTTCTTGGTACTAAAGGTTCACCAATTCGACGGATTATAGTACCGCCATTAATATGCTTGTCTGGCAACCTTCGAGTATCGAACCAAATATCTCTTGATGGGTTCAAACGAAGAATACCTTCTCCCATGAAGACGTTAAATGGGTTTACATTATAATATCCAAATTCTTCATAGTTTCCAGTAGATTTCCAAGAAATCATCTCATTTTTCATACTCGTGTCTAAAACGTCTATGTAGTCTAACATAAGGTTTTCACCTTTCTTGATTATGTTAGATTTTGTTACACCACGAGAAGAATATAGATTGGCAGAGTCATAATTAAACCCAATATTCTCTGCTTCTAACTTACAATGCATAGTGAAGTTACCCTCATCTAAAGATGAGGTAGCAAAAGACGCATCGTCTATAAAGCTGTTGTTAATAATTGAGGCAGTGAACGCATAACCTTTAGTGAAATCGTCTACAAAGAAACCAGTCTTGGAGCGGATATTACCGTCAGCATCAAGTTCTACGAGGTTAGATGCTTCCTGTTCAAGAGCAGTCAAAGAAACAGTTTCTTCAAGACGAGCAACTCTTCTCTCAATATCGTGTATGTCGTTCATTTTAAACCCACGATATTGTCGACGGTTCCAGGACAGGTCAGAAGAACTCTTAGTGTTTCCTCCAAGAGCAACATCAAACAGAACCATTTCTCCCTTTTTCTCTCCTGGAGGTACTGGTTGTAAAGATTCTTCTCCTTGGTTTACTGCAACCACTGGGCGAAAATCGCCGTCATATTTCAAAACCACATGGTCTAGTCGGTGATTATAAAATTGAACACCGTAGTTTATTTGATCGTCGTTTCTTGGCAACCTAAAACGATCTCCAGAAGTCATTGCACTAGAATCAGGATCTAGTTTTGATCGGAAGTCTAGGTAGTTGTGTAATGGATATATTCGACCGCTTTTATTAGAAACATAATTCGGAATATCGCCGTAGTCAAACCAAGTAGAATCTTCTATGTCATAAGAATTAACAGAGAAAAAGTCTCCGCCCGATCCCCAAGTAAAGTATGCGACCTTGGCTCTTATATCTGTAACGGCAGCAGCAACCCCGTCTGGGATTAATTTTACAGGTCCGTAATAATTGTCTCTTTGCCCTGGATCAAAAGCGACTTGGTGCAGAACATTTGAACCAGCACTATCACTATCGTATGCTGCAATCAAAGAAATACCATCATACAATTCATTAGCAGTAATAGAAAGAGGATCAATAGTAAAGTCACTATCTGGCGAAGTACGAGAAAAATCGAACCAATTTTCTGAATATGTTTTAGACTTTGGTGATGGGTCATCAACGCTCACATAATAGAAAATTTCATATCGAGAAGTTGTCCCACTTAGAGTACTAATAGTAGCTGTGTTTCCAACTACTGATATTTTACCGTCAATATTCTCTACGGTATTGTTATCCTTTCTAATCGCGATCCATTGCGCCTCATCTGTAAAAGATTCGTCAGCAGCAATTGTGATAGTCACTACACCACCACTTGCCGTTTTACTCGTCTGTTCTTGAACAGTGAAATTATCCACACTGACTTGTTTGACCCTTCCTCCAGGGACTTCAAAAAGACTGGTATTCGTTTCTGGAGAAGTTACATAAGTCTGATTATCTTCCCTCAATGGTTTTACTGCTTTTGCAAAATCGGTAGAATCTCCGATAGCAAATACGTCTCTAAAATTATTCGCGCCAGACATTTGTATGTCGAAAAGGTGCATTCTGTATCGAGCACTGTCTATAGCAGAACCTCTGTCGACAAGAGATTTCACTCTGGTATAACCAATAACAGCCGAATCCGCATCAAATAGAGCAATTTTCTTTTGATTTGTTATTGCGTTCTCAAAATCACTATCTAAGTTGCCCAGAGAACTATCGCCTGAACTTAGGTTGTCAAAGGCAACGTAGTTTTTGTAAGAAACATTAATGTTTTGATCTGAGTCGGTAACAAAAGAAGTTGGTTTCGGTACAACTAAACTTTTTCCGACTTTATGCTCTAGGCGGAATCCATCTAAAAATGCTAGTGGACGCACCCCTAACTGTTCAGCAGGAATGTCATAAATCATTTGAGCACTGTCATCGCCTTCTCTAAATTGTATCTCAAAGTCGTTGACAATAAAGTTTCCATGAGTATCATGGTGGCGATGTGCTAGTCGTTTCTCAAATTGATTAAAATTGTCAGTTCCTTCTTTTATTTGTACGATTTTAGAAGCACGAACAGTTGCAAAGGAAACAAAATCTTCTGCTACTGCAACCGCGTCTCTCGTAGACAAAGTCATCTGGATTCTATATCGATCGGCACCAGGAGCAGACAGATTAGGTCGAGTTCCTTGATTGTCGTACAAAGCATCGTCATCAGCGGTAGTTACCACATCTTGCGTTACTTCAAACCCTACTTCTGCATCAACATAAGAACTGTATTTTGATATTGCTAGAGTTTGTTTAGGAACGTATACAAAGTGTCCTTGAACGTAAAATTCTGCTCTTTGTACAGAAAAGAGGACACCCTTTCCAGTAGAGTTTATCGCCGAACCGCTATGTTTTGTTCGAACAGTAAGACTATTACTACCGTTTACTAACGTTTCTGCATCATCAAACGTTAAAGATTCGGTTTGAACGTCTGTGGAAACACTTTGTTGATTAGCAGAGACATACCTTCCATACAAGATATGAATCGTACTCTCACCCGCGTTATCGTCTTTCGCTTCTTGAATATAACTTATTTGAAACTTTAGTCCGCTCGTTCCTGTTTTTGATTCGCCTGTAAACTCTAACCCAATATAGTCGGCGGCATCAAGGGCAAAAGATGCGTCTGTGACGATAACATAATCAACGATGTCAGTTCCAGCACCAGATGATTTCGGAGATATAGCAGCACCATCCATGAAGATGTTGTTTGCCATTCTGGTGATTTGAGTTTGTAAAATAGTCTGTAACTGATTGAGTTCCCTCGCTTGGAGAGCACGTCCAGAATTGAATAGAACCTTATGGTATCCAGCACTATCTTTAAAATCGTCCCTATATGTATCAGAGAACGTTGTTGATGTAAACTGATTAGGCATTTCTTATTTCCTTAAAGGTCTATTACAATCTTAATGTCTTCTGTCTGTTCATTATCTCTGGTAACTGGTGACCTGTTGTCTATATAGATCACTTCTCCAGAGAAGTTGTTTACCTCAGCAGGGCGAAGAACGGGTTGCCCTCCAGCTGGGTTGGGGATAACAGAAATACCACTACCTCCAGCACCAACAGAAACAGTGTCAGAATCTGTGAAAGGTTTAAATCCCGTTTCTCTTGTTTGATGAACATACAAAATATCGTTCGTCTCGTCAAAATAATCTAGGACTGCTCTTGCGTTAGAAACACTACCTATAACAGTTTCATCACCAAGAATATTGGAATAATTCAACCCGCCCGCAACATACAATTTTTTAAGCGCATTAAGTGTAACATCGCTTGCAGCAGAATCTCCAGAAAACCCAGGATATTGTGCAGAATCTTTTAGTGGGTTTTTAATAATCCCTATTTGACGGAAATCGTTAGTTACTTGGAAATCGTTATTTTCTGTTCCGTCTAAAGTTGCGTTAAACATTATAGCAGAAGAGTTTAAATCTTTTATGGGGTTTCCTCCCATACCAGAATCATTAGCAATAATTGCGCGCAGTTTTGCCCCAGTTCCGCCACCTCCAGATACAGTAATAGAAGCATCAAAATAATTTTTGCCGAAAGTAAACGTGCCTACACTGTCCCCGTCAGTAGAGTCTGCCTTCATAATTACTTCATATATTGATCCATTATGAATACGAGCAAATGCTTGCGCTGGAGTAACATCAGAATCTAATTGAGCAGAATCGAACTTTGTTAACGTATTTCTAGAAATTGGTGTAATGGTTATTGTCGGTTTAGAAGTAAAACCAGAACCACCGCTGTCTACTGCTATTCCGATGATTTGTCCTGGAATCGCATTGTTTTGTAATCCAAATTGTTGTCTACGAGAAACTGATAAATTATCGAAAGGAATATTTGTTTGAGAAGAGTCTAACACCTTTTCAACAGGCATGTAAGCAGAAGTAATATATTTTCTGGATTCCGCTGCGCCAATATTGTACATGAACTTCCAGATATATCCATCGTCACCAGCAGAAAAGGGGTTTCCTGAGGTGTCTATTGGTTTATACAGAGATTGTCTAGGAATTGCTTGAGAGGTATACCCTTTTTGAAGGCAAACATAAACATTATCGTCGTCAGTAAGAACGTAATACGGGTTTTGAATATCGCCAGAAGCAGAAATCGTTGTATTAGAATTATACTCATCGTCCCATGCTTCATAAAAGTTACCAGCAGTCCAACTGTGCCTTGGTACAACATAGGAAACGTCCGGAACCAATTTCATTGACTGGATAGATGCTTGAAAATCTTTAACGGAGCGATTGCTTGGAGTTGGTGCAGGTGGTTCTACGTCAGAATCCCATTCCTCTGATCTTCCAATCGCCAAATAAAATCTATCCGAGTCTTGCCCTGAATCTAATCCAACGTTTTGGGTGCTGTTATAGAGATCAGTTAATATATCTCTTTTTAGACTTTCAGTTATAGTAGCGGCCATTTCCTTTACCTATTATGCTAATGTGATGCCAGTATCTGTAATCAGATGCCAAGCAGAGTCTGACCAGATTAAAGAACAAGCAGCGTGTTGAGCGACTTGTATTGTTGTTCCACCCGCCAAATTTGCTGGGGTGATCGTAGCAGTACCAGTATTGATATTTACAAACTTTTTCTCATCTCCTATCGTTACACCGTCTGGTAGGGCAACCGCAAAAGGTGTAGATGATTTGTTAAGAAAAGAAGTTGGAAGTTTGACGCTGGCAGTAGATCCTGTAGTTGTAATTGTTTCAGTAGTAAACACAAGTCTGCTGTCTACATGAACTACGCCGTTGTTAAGTGGATGAAGATGAAGATCTACATCGCCTGAATCCCCCGTAACCCCAATGACAACTCCATAAGAAGAATCGCCGTTTTTAACTTCAAAATGATTAACTGCGTTTGGAGTACCATTAAAAGAAATAATTGGGTTATCGTTGCTATCGTGAATGTCATCGGTAATGACGTCAACCAACGTTTTGTTGGTCAGGATATCTGTCGTGTCCTTTAATACAACGGTGCCAGTAGCATTAGGGAGAGTGATAGTTTTATTACTACCTGAAGTAGTTGCTGCAACTAATTTTGTATCGTATGTCCCATTTTCAAAAATAATTGAACCGTCAGAATCAAAACTGATGTTTGTGGTCGAAGAGACAGAATCCCCAAACAGCAGAAATAAAGACCGAAAATTTGTATTGATCTTATCTGCTGCCTGACGTAAAGTATCGCCAGTACCATCATTGGCAGTAGTACCGTTGTTTAAAATTTCTCTGGTTGCCATTTCCAAAATTTCCGTTTATTTGTATTGACTATTTATAAGGGTTTTATTCAAAATCAACTATATGTCGCCATTATATCCCAAAATAGGAGCAGAGTCGCCGTTACCGAGTCCGTCACTATCAACAGAATGCAAATAACTGAAATGCCAAACATCTTCGTCTATCAAATTGATTATATTAGATAGGTCAGCATAACTATCATCAAGAGTTCTAGCATTTATATCATCCGCGTCAGCGAGAGAACCATATTGCGTGTCCCAATTTGCAATTGTTCTTGGGTGGAACATATCGTTTGGTCTGGTTCTAATTCTATATCCATCCGGACCAGGAGCAATCTCAGTAACAGAAGAGGTTAGAAGTCCCTTTGTTTCTTGTTTTGTTGTTATATTAGTTGTTTGCACAATTAATACTGGTGGAGGCGGTTGGATAAGAGCAGGTGGAACCAACCCCAACCCCAAATCAAATACTGAAGTTATGTCTACCTTTCCTGCAAGGTACATACCTGCTGGGTGAATGAAAGACTTATATGCTCTTTGCCAAACATTAACGGAAAGTGGTGTAGATATCAGCAATCCATATAACTGGAAAAACCTATTGTCAGTTATTCTTTTATCCGTAACATCAGAACCAATTGCTGTGTTAGAAGTTTTTTCAGATTCAATTCTAAGTTTTTTTCCTTGATATAGCAAAGCGTTACTAGCAGCATAATTAAGAGAAACATCAGATGCATATGAAGTTGGGTTGCCTTCTGCATTAACTGCCCAAGAAGGAGTAGAGGTAGTTTTTAAAGAAACCTTTTTTTCAAAATAATTTAATTCGTAGTCTACACCTTCAACAATTTCTATGAATTCTCCGTCATCTTTTTGCAGAAAGACTGTAACTACTGCGTCCGGAAATGTAAAAGAAAAGTTATTACCTGTTGTAACCCCACCACCAATATACTCTAGCGTTTCTAATCTGGGGTCGCCCACATTAAATACTCTATCTCTCCCATATTCTACTTCAATATCTACTCCATAAAATATCCTAAAAAACTGTTTTATAGAATATTCTGTTCCTTTAGATCTATAGAGTATGTTTGAGTATTGTATTGCTGATCTTTTATCGTTGAACGTTTCAAAATAAGGTTCGCCGAGTAAAAGTTCGCTTGCGATAAATGTCAAAAATTCAGTTTTTGTTTGTACTACATCACGGGATATTAGGAGATCTTGAATATTTGAAACAGGGTTATCCCCTGCTTCAAGACTTTTATAATACTCTTCCAAGAACTTTACTAAATTTGGGTACTTATCGTCGAAATGAGACGGCAAAGCATTAAAAACTTCATACCGATCAAAGTCTAGGTCGTATCGATAGATATCGGATGTTGTCTTGTCAATTGACATGCTTGTTACTCGGTGTCAGTGATAACTGCTTTGGAATACGATTCTTCTGCATCAAACTTTACAATACTGTTTCGGACTGAAGTCACAACAGATTTATTTGCAGGAATAGCATAAAGTTTTATGTAAGATCTTCCCCCTGGAATAGATTGAACATTTAATCCAGTTATAGTAACTGTTCCAGTAGTTCTATCGTAGGAACCTATATTGTCTACTACGACGTCACCAAAAGAATCGACTATTTCTAAAACGTTAGAAGGTCTAACTTCAAATACTGCGTCTTGTCCTTCGCCAGAAACACGAACTCTTTCGTTCAATTTGTTTCTTATAAACACTGTTTTATTTTTGTAGGTAAACTCGCTGGTATAGACAGTTTTTGCTTGTTGTACAACAGGGTCTCTTATTGCGACTGGGAATTTTACAACATAATCTTTTATCTGTGTCAATTGAGGAAATACCCTTCTATTAAGAACAATTTCCGCGCGAGAAGAGAGCACAGAAGGATCAGTAGCGTCAATATCGGTTAACAGGTTTGACAAACGAAATACTTTACCAAAACTTCCAGTATTTTCTGCAAAATATTCTTCTACAGAAGTGTTCACAGCTGCTCGTATGTTGGATTGAGTCAATCCTGTCAAAGCAGGATTAAACTGGAAAAACACTTCAGTCGCAATATAAGTTTCTACTGGATCTTGGAACCTTAACTGAAAAGATGTTATAGAATATTGTTCTGCTAACTCTAGAATCTTTTGCCTAGTATTAGAAATTGTTTGCGAACTTAGTCCTGCTTTCCAGACTATAGAAACATATACTGCTCCAAAATCTGGGTCAAGTTCGTCTTGTCCTCCCCAAGATTGTATGTCACTAATAAAAGAAGAATATTTCTTTAGTATGAGTGCGGTGTAATCGTTAGCAGTTACCATTCTGTTTTGTGAAGAAAATTGATATGGGGCATTTTTTCTTATAGATTCAATAGACTCAACAGCAGTACCGCCAGAGGAACTTGTCACCGTTTCGAGATTAACTGTATCTAAATTGGGGTCTACGAGATAACTTCCAATGTAGATGTCAGAAGCAAGAACAAGACTTTGTATTCCATTTGCTGTTTCTCCGCTATTTCGAAGATAATTAACAGCAACGACGTTTCCTGCCTTTGGTGAAACACCGAGAGTTGTTCCGTTACCAAAAGACAACTCATAAAATCCATTAGGGGATTCTCTAAGAACATACAACCTAGATTCTTCATCAATCGTTGTAGCGTCAACTAGGTTTTGATAAACAGAAAATTCTGAACCTCCGTCTACCTCAGAGGATGCCTGATCTTCAAACACCCTGACAATGGCAGTGCTTATGTCAACTTCTTTGTCGGGGATAACATAAACAGTATCTAATGAAGACCCAACCAAAAAGTCTTGTTGTCTCTCTTCTCCTTCGTAGACGAAAATTGTCCCATCAGGGTCGCCCGCAGGATAAAATTTATACGTCCCATTTTCTAAAAATGCTTCAACAGTTACCCTATTACTAAATGTATAGTCTACCTCGTCTTTTGTTCCACGAAGGACCAACTCACCAGGAAGTAATTTGACCTGAGTCGCTAAATTGCTAACCGAGTTTGGAGTTATTGAAAAATTAATAGTGCACTCAGAAGATTTTTTAGAGTCCGGAATATATCCCAAAGATTCCGCTAAAGAGACAACAGAAGGTCTTAATTGTGCTGTGACTAAAAACGACTCGTTTAATGCAAAATTGGTCAAAAGTGCATTATAATGAGTGTTATATGCAAGAACGTCTAAAATATTGTTTATACCAGAACCGTCGAAATCATAATCATTAAATTGCCCACCATCTTTTAAAAAGTTCTTTAAACTTTCTTTAATGGCATTGAAGTCTAATTCTGTTGATTTTATTGTGGTTGCCATTATCGTAACCTATTCAAATTTATGGTTGTTGTGACAGTTTCTTCGAAACTTATGTTTTTGATGTTCAAGTCCAGTTTTATCCTCAAATCATTAGAAGAATACCTAAGAAGATCAGAAGAACCGCTCTCAATAATTTTTTCTCCTTGAAGATAAGTAATATTTTTTACTTCAACTCTAGGTTCCCAACGCTGTAGGGTTTTGGTTATTATTCTTGTCACAAAAGGTTCAGAAACTTTGGTACTGCTTTCAAATAAGAGAGATCTCAAATTTCCACCAAAACTGGGTTCAAAAGGTTTTTCTTGGGTATTGGTTAACAATATATTTTCGACAGACTGTAGTACAGCAGCAACATCAGTTTTTTTATAAATGTCGCCTTTAAAATCTTGCCCAACACCAGAACTGTCGTAACTGGTAGGTGTCCCTGGTTTGGCTGTAAAAGACAAATCAACGTCTGAGTTGAATTTTGTCTTTCCTGTAAGTAGAGTTTTATTTTTTAACCCTGGAAGTACTCTATTCAGTGCCATCGGAGGTTCCAATTAATTTACTTCATTTATTTATACGCCAATTAATCAGATATCTCTACCAAATCGTCCTCAGAAAGTATTCTTCTATTAAAGTACGTTCCAACTTTCATTTGAAAAGAAGTTTTAAAACTTGTGTCTACAGTTGGCATAACCACAATTAACTGCTGAGACAATATTCCGTCTGGGCGAATAAAGTCGTAATCTAAACTTAATTGATCGTAGAAGAAAGTATCTCTAATATACAAAGAGAGGTCAAAGGTGGCACTGTAGTCAATCTTGCCCCTTGAGTTGAACAGCGTGTATACAACAGCGCGTCCTTCATACTTCAATTGATTGATTGTTGGTCTGCCTGTGATCAAAGAAATTTGCGTCGAACCGCCATCTTCTTTTCTATAGGGTTCTCTCCAATAACGAGCAGTTGGTTGTTCTTTTGATGCATCATATGCTTCCCTGATACCGCTGGCAGGGTGATAATATCCTTCTGTAACTTGTAGTCTATGTCGACCAAACTCATTAGAGGAGGCAATACCTTCCATCAACCAAGCATGCAAGTACCACTGCCTTGCTAAGTTTTGTCTTTGATCAAACAGCGGCACAAAATCTAGTGAAGTTTTAGATCCAGGTGCACCGAGGAATTTAGAAACAGTACAAGACTTAGATAGTTTTGTGTTGCTTGTTATTGGTGTGCTGTTTTTATCTGGATTATAAACTGGATCTGCCAAAATAGTTCTGACAGAAGAAACTTTGTTCTTTGGCAAAAACGTTTTAGAAGACCTTTCTACAGGGTTCCCGAGTAGACTGTATCCAAACTTTGCTGTAGGTTGTGCCTGTCCTGTCCTCTTAATTTCGTATGGGGCAGGAGGAAGCGGCAACGTATAGTGAGGGTGTATTCTGTTTTCGTCAAGAAGAGATTGAATACACTTGGCGCCATCGGTCTGTTTCTCTGGCGAAGTTTGTGCATCGTTAGCACCGTCCATCGTACGCAATTTAGAGCGAATCTCTTGGGTGGTTGGTGTCCAGTTAAAGTAATACGTGTACGAATCAATCTTCGCAATCTTATCTTCGATCGTGTTATCTTCGTCAACAAGTACCTTACGAACAGCAAACGGAGACGTCTTCAAGTAAACGTCGTTCCAATCTCCTGTTGTTGAATAGTTTGGCGAAACGTTAGCACCCACCCTGCCTTCTATTTGCGGTCCAGCAGTGTTTGTGTCGTCGACGTTCCATCCCCAGTCAAATTGATAGGTTGGGTCAGATGTTAATGTAGGCGAACCATCGTGTGCTGTTGTGCTTGTCGGATCATATCCAACTGCATCAACAGTGCCAGGTACATTACCACCAGGGTCTGCCACTGGTGAACTTACTGCCTGAAATGCATGGAAACAATACTTAGAAGTATCTGCCTTAGTAGCATAACTCGATCGATGTGCCCAGTGAGACTCGTCTGCGTACAGAGCAAACTTCGCTGTCCACGCCTCCAGAGCGCGTCCTACAAGGTTTCCTTGGAATACCGTAGCACTACCATTATCGTCGTCTGGACCTGTGTAGAGAGACCCTACGAAGTGCATATTAGACCCACCGATCTTTCCTGTTGGGGCAACAACCGTTACATCTTTCGAAGAGAGCACTGCCTGATTTCCTGACGCAACATGCCAACCGTCCTCTGCTGTCGCCCTCACGTTTCTACCAGCATTGACGATATGATCTTTTTTCGCGATAACTCTAATGTCTTTTTTACCAACAATCTTTACATCGCTAGAATAAAAATCAAACGTGTCTCCCCAAACTTTTGTGTCCTTGTTACCACGAACAATTGTGCTATGGGTATCACCAGTTTCAGTAATTAACGAACCATGAGTTGACTGATTGTAATTTGCGCCGACGTTCACGTTCATAGTCCCGCCAACTTCAACATTATAGTTTCCATTAACAACAAGGTTTAGGTCTCCGTCATAGGTTAAATTTCCTTGACCAGAAACTACTAATTCGTGATCAGCACCAGCAACCTGTACTTGGTGCGACCTAGAGACCACAACAACAGAACCGTCCTGTTTAAGTTCTACTCCAGCACCTGTGTGGTGCTTCAACAGTATTCTTTCGTTCCCTGGAGTATCGTCTATTTCAAACGAATGTCCAGAGGGAGTGGTGTTTGCTTGATTAAATGGGTAGATTGAAGGCGAAGCATAAGGAACGTCAAAGTTTACGCCAAGAGTAGATCCACCTAAACGAAGGTCGTTTATTTGAATACCACGTGCTGAAGCACTTACACTAGGAGAGAACCAGTTAGAACGGAGAGGGTATTCGCCTGTTGGATCTGACATACCGTCTCGAGAGATACCAACGCTGAACTCTCTTTCAACACCGTTTTCTTTTGCCAGACGGTCTTCAATTTTGTTATTTGTTGTTGTCAAAACTTCTTCTCCATAACGTCTGGATCTTTTTCAAGTGCATCTATCTCGGAATTAGTTTCTTCAAGTTTTGCTAAAATATCATCTGGTGTAAACCCTGCTTGATTAATTGGGTCAGTGTACAAACTTAATTTATTAAAGTTGTTGAAAACGTAAGTCCGAACATCAAACCCTGGATCTTCTTGTGTTGGGTCTATGTCCATATGCCCGAGTGCCTGTCCTCCTGGGAACTGACTAAAAAATACTCTCATAATTTGATAAAAAGTATTATACTGAGATCTACTAATCGATCTTGTAGAAGCAACTTCGTAAAGGTTTGATGCTCCAGTAGAAACGTTCAACCCCCCAACGAAACAGATTCCTATTGAGTGTTCGTCATGTCCATTTAGGTCGCAATGCTTTCCTGCTTTATTCAAAGGGACGCCCCTCTCAACAGAACCGTCTCTACGAATAATAAGATGATAAGCATTATCACCTGCTCCCGTTAGTTCTGTGAGTTGAGAAGCACTAAGGTTGGCGTTTGTGAAAGTCTCTGACCAATGCACTATGACTTCGCTTATGCCTCTCGTGATGCTAGACATCTCTGCCTCAAGTTCTTCTATAGAAGAAATAAAAGAACCTTCTGCGTCTATAGTATCTACGTCAATAATATATGGGTTTGGTCCTGGCAAATCGGTCGTGTTGTCAATAGTTCCCGCGATGGTGCCCCTAGTTGACGACATCAAAGACTGCAAAGAACCAGTACTAGCATTAGTCCCGCTTGCTGCTTTCACATAAGAAGCAGCAAAGGTATCTCTCTGAGAAGGACTTAGGTCGTCAAGGTCTACATTACCCAAAGGATCTGCCACAGAGGTCACAAGGTCTTTGATTTCTGGATCTGTGAGAAGGGGGGCAAAAGAAGGAGGAAGATCAGTGAACAGATTTATTTCGCCAGAACCTTTTAAAAAAGTGGCAACAACTCTTGGTGATATATTAGATAATTCTAACGGAGAGAGCAAGGTGCCCAAAGAAGCATTAATAGACGCTACAACATCTCCTGTAATTTGTTCTGCTATTTGAGCAAGAGATCCACTGATCCCCAAAGAACCCAAAACTGCGCCAACCCCTCCTGTGACTTCAAGTAATCTTCTTTCATAGTAATTAATAAAACTGTTTAATGCGTCTGCAATAACCGTATCAAGGTTTAATATTCCTCCTCCAATTTGCCCAAATACAGAATTGGACTTCAATACATCGATCAAGGTGTTTTTGTTCATAGAAGGGGTGAAGGGAAGCATCAAGTCGGCAACTGTATCATAAATTTCTCCAGGAATATTCCCAGGAATATTTGTATCGATACCTCGCAAAGCATCAGAAATAATCTTTACAATTTGTGTTCTGACAATATCGGGCATCGACCCACCAGAAAATATACCAAGACTGCTCGACAATCCTGAGGCATTTCTTATACCTTCAGCAATGTACTGGTTGTAAGTTGATTGATTAAGAATTGCCATCAGATGGAGTCTCGTTCAGCGGAGAAATATAGTCAAGAATTGCTCTACGGTTTTCTTGAGAGATAGTTAGTCCGTTATTTGCTTGAGGCGGATATGTGTTATTCAAAGTAACAGGTCCAGGAAGAGTTCCGTCAAACATTCCGTTGTCTCCGTCAAGGGATTGTAATAAGGTGTTAATACTCTGTGGTTGGCCAGAATTAATGATAATAAATGGATAGTTGTTTCTTTCGTTGTCTAATCCGTAGATAGTTGCATCGTTAAACTCAGATGGAGTTGTTGAGGTAGCAGCTGCTTCAGCGTTTCTTTTAGTAGAAGTTTCTTTATAAGAACTTGTCTTGGTTGGAGAAGAACCTGACCTTATTATCGTATCATACCACCAATGCCCAGATTCGTCGCCATCTCCAGTAGGAGTATCGCTAGAAAAGTTCCACTTATATCCTTGGATAACATCACTTCCGTCTTGAGTTTCGTTGAACGTTCCCTTTTGAGAAGTTGTAGCAACCAAAAAATGTTGTCCTGCGATAGTGCTTGCATCTGCTTCTCTTGATGTTGGCGCAAATTCGTCTCCGACAATAGCATTTCCTGGATTATCTTCGGTGGAAGGAATTTCCATCTCACCATGAATATAAAGAATACCAGTACCATAAGTTATATGGTCTATGTCTGGAACTTCTTCAGTAACTGCTTGCCAACCATCTTGTCTTTGGGCAACGTTTGGGTCGCTCGGGTCAGCAGTGTTTAGACTACCAAATCTCTCAAAATCTCGGTTAGAATATCTGCCAATATTTGACATATTGGCGATGAACCATTCTCGAATTCTAGCAGCATGACCTTCTCTGAGGTCGTCCAATCCGACGCGATCATAGAGGTTGCGAATGTAACTTGAAATTTCAGATAAGTTTAAGAGTGCCATTACCTTGCCCCAAGTCCTTTATATATTTCTTCTGCTTTAGTTTCTGCATCTGATTGGCTGCAAGTTGTAAGAGGGTGCACATAATACTTAACTAAAGCAGCAACTTGGCCATTGCCCTTGGTTTCTATTCCGTCTATCTTTTCACCAGTTAGGTTTCCCTTTATCTCTCGTGCGCGCGATATTTTTGTAAGAGCAGTAGACCTTGTGCTTCTCATTTCGTGCATAACATAAATTAATTGACCTTCAAAATCGTTTATACTTCGAGAGGGAGCAAGTCTGTTTGTGTATGCAACAAACCTAGAATAACGAGGCGTATTTAGTGGCCAACCAGCAAGTCCAAAACCATTAGAATTTTGCGCGGGGTCCAGTCCGCTTATTTCTTGTAAGACCCCAGTGATAGAACTTGCCTGCTTTGCGTTTAATCCATTGTCAATAAAAAACCTAGCAACGTCAGAAGCAGGAAGCGGTCCAGTATCATCAGGTTGTCTTGGATTATAGAAAACTGGGTCTTGTAGTTGTGCATTAGATTGTGTGAAAATGTAAGTAAAAGGATTGGTAGACGGGTCTTGCCTGTTGGCTGCCTGAACTGCTGATGGGTACTCTACTCTGGGGAGAGAACCCATAACCAGAGGCAGTTGTGAATGTGCGCCATCTAAAAACATACCAAAAACTAAAGTTCCTGGAAGTATTTGACAATGAGTCCCTAACCCAGACCCGCCATAAGTATCGCTTGGGGTCATAACTTGCGCCCAAGGCAAATCGTTCTGAGGGATATCGTTTACGTCTCTTGAATGAATACCGTGCACGCGAATTTTAATTCTTCCCTCATATCCATATGGAGGAGAATTGTCTATCACGGTGGCGACAAACCAACGAAAATCGTCGCCATAGTATTCTGTGTTTAAAGGTCTCATACTAGTTTCGGTGGTCTGGTTGCAATCTTAGAAACGGAAGCAACGATTTCGTGAACCGTGCCTCTGAAAATATTTCTACACTTGTGTATTAAAAATAACCCAGAAAGGTCTTCATTGTATACTGTTCCGTCGTCTGTATCTACGTCTGAGTTAAGGAAGTCAATATAAACCGTATCCCCGACACTGACGCCAGAATTTCCATTACCTAGTTGCGCAAAAAACGATATGCCAGGAATTGTTATGTCAATCATATTCTTGTTAAACATACTTCTGACAGAGGGTGCTCTAAGTTTATTTAATGCTTCAGAAGCATCTTGAACATCGTGGTAACTATTAAAAGAACCATATGTTCCAAAAGAAGTTATAGTGTTAAAATATCTTGCGTCCAACTGATCTAGAGTTCTAGTATTGTTACCGTATGTCAATTCTTGTTTTTCGTCAAAAACGTTTTGTTCGGCACCAAAAGGAATAGAACGCATAGTTGATAACCTTTCTAATTGGTCTGTTATCGCATAATGACGATCAAATTCTTGTCCCGTATAGGTATCTACAGTTTGCAATCTTGCACCAACAGCACCTTCGTGAACCATTTTCAATGTGTCTTGTATGTTTTCCACTCTCAACTTTTTCACGGTAACTGCTTGCTCCGCTAAGGGAAGAGCAGCAACTTTTTGTGCTCGTGCAGCAGAATATATTAAAGGTTTTTCTGGATTAAAAGCAGGAGCATTCAACATGAACTCGAGACTACCAACCCTTAAAGTGTCTCTGCCTTCTACCTGATCATAGATTGTTTGCCAGATATAGAAAGGCGACCCAATCATAGTAGTTGCTCTTTGCATTAACCATTCAGCAGATTCTAAGGGACTAATATAAGGTGTAAGAACTTTTACAGGTTTCTGCATAGAAGTCCAGGCACCCATGTAAGAGATGTCAACATCAACGTCCAAGTGATTTTTTAAGATCCCCATAGCAATATTTTCAAGTTTTCCTGTGTATGCTCTGGAAATTTTGATATTTGCATCTCTGTAAGCATGGGGAGAAATACAATTCAAATGGTAGATCTCAGACCTATCACCAACTTTGTTGGTTTGTATGATAGAGACTATATTCATAATCATAGTGAATCTTAAATCACCAACTGATTGATCTGCTGCTTCAACAGTAAGACGTATTTGTTCTGACCCGCGAATCTTAACTTCATCGAATAACCCTATGTCGTCCATACACACAATCTGTGCGGTAACATACGGTCTTTCTATATCTTCAAAAAAAGAAAGTTCTCCGATATAGTTTGTGATGTTATATTCATCTTGCAACCTTTCGGCGAAGATAGTTGCCTCACTGATCTTAAATTCTTGAGAATTTACATTCTGCGTCATTTTTATCTCAATTTCAACAACTGGTTGAATTCTGTCACAACCTGTAACACGACTGGTTTCTTCAGAACTTTTATGGAACGAAGTTCTTCATTAAAATCTCTCATTCTTTGAAAATAGGAAATTGATTGATATGACGAAACACTGTTCCATTGAAAACGGTAATCGGGGGGTCCATTATAAGTTGGGTACACCCAGTTTCCATCTGCGTCTTCATAATGGTGTATAGCATCCCATTGATTATACGCTCTATGAATTTCGGTTCTATCATACCTTTTTAGGTATTCGTCGTTGGTTAAAGTTGGTGAAAAATTAGTAAACCCAGAAGTATTAACTGCTTTCGCGTCATTTTCAGAAATAGCATACATAAAGGATTCTTCAGCAGGAATGCTTTTTATATCAAGATACAATGTTGCTAAGTTTTGATCAATTCGAAGTATTTTTGCTGCTACTTTATTGACAGGAAAATAAACCCATTTGCCTGAAGAAAATCCAAGAGACCTTGACATAGGTTTATTCGTTACTGTTTCTTGATTAAACGAAGTACCAGTTGTTGTTATCGCGACATTAGGGTAATACTGCTTTGCTTTGTTATAAACCTGAGAATTGTCTATTGGCCAACCACAACGACGGGTTTTTTCGTTTATGAGAAAGAACGTCCAATAAAAATCTGTGGTGCCATACAACTCAAAAGAAATTTGATCTGGTCTTTGGTGATCTTTTATTTGATAATTTTGATAGTACGCATCAAATTCGCCCAATTGCTCAAACGCATCAATGTATACGCTTAAATTTTGATAATTTACAGGAAGTTCTCCGTCACCAAAACTATATGGAACTTTAGGGAACTTTTGAAAAAATTTAGTAACTGCCATTAGAAACCTGCCTCAATATCTGCCCTGCTGAGTGCTTTAGATTCAGTAAGGGTGAAGTTTATATCGATTTCTGAGAAATAAGAATTACCGTCTTTAGACTTAAAGAAGGTCTGTGTGCTGGCGTTATAGTTTGAAGAAAAAGAATCGATGTATGCTGGGGCGATTTTTGGTCCAACCACCTTTCCATCATAAATCATTTCAACCTCAAATCTATCAGGGAAGTTATATCCTAAACTTAGAGTTGTATCGCCAACCGTCGTTTCAATATCGGTTGGGTACATTTCTTTTCTGAAAAACTGTATTATTTCTTTTATATTCTCTGCTTCTTCTTCAGAAGTAGGAACAAACTTAAAGGCAAAAGCGAAACTTCTGAGAGAAACCTGCTTAAATAGAGCGCGAGTGTTTGGGTTTGGAGAAATCCTATTTCTTGCTGCTGCAATTTGTCCTGCTTTAGAACTAAATTTGCTTATGATATCTCCCAAAAGTTTTTTCTGCACATCTTCAGAAAGTAACGATTCACTAGCGGCACCTTGATCAGTTTGACCTCCGGCAATTGCTGCGCCAACTGCTCCAAGATCTGCGTTTTCATATTCAACCTTATCTCCTATTTGTAAACCCTGTGGAAGATAAAGTTGAACTTGTTCGATCGCATTCTGGTTTTCATCTCGCCGAATAGGGTTTTCATCTTTGTCTACTAAAGTAAAACGAAGTTCTCCCAAATAGGAAGTCCTGTCTACTGGAAATACGAGTGCCATTTTCTGCCTTCTAAATAAGGATATCCGTTCAGTTATTTATACCCATGGCAAACAATTATAAAGGAAAATATAAAGTCAAGAACATTTCCAAATACAAAGGAAATACACAAGAGGTGGTCTATAGGAGTTCTTGGGAACTTGCTGTAATGAAGCATCTAGACAGTAACCCAGAAGTCTCTAAATGGAATAGCGAAGACTTTGTGGTGCGGTATTACTATGACGTGGATAAAAAATACCACAACTATCACGTGGATTTTTGGATAAAATACAAAAACGGGAAGGTGTTATTGGTTGAAGTAAAACCAAAGAAACAGACTTTGCCACCTGCAACAAAGAATCCAAGGTCTAAAAAATCGTTGAACGAAGCATTTGCTTGGATAAAGAACTGCAACAAATGGGAAGCAGCAGGAAAAATTGCCAAAGACAATGGATACTCTTTTCAGGTTTGGACTGAAGAAGAACTCAAAAAGATGGGTATTCTAAAGAAGCAACCAGGAAAACTAAAGAAGTTAAAACCGCTAGCACCTTATAAAAAGAAAAAGAAACCTTAGATTGCTCTTCCTCTAAATGCTGCTCTACGGTCTGTTCTGTCACTTTTATCAGTAGCAGATGGCATTGGTCCAGCGTTAATGGTTTGATTGCTGACGGTTGTGTTAGTGTTCGGTGCATTAATAGCGACTGGAGCACTTGGTTTAGATTCTTCTGCCTTTGCAGCATCCAGTTTTGACTGTTCAGAAGACATAGTTTCAGAAAGAGAAACACGGTCTTGTCCAGGTTCTACTACTGGTGCAACTGAAACACTACCCATAGCAGCATTTGCTTCTACGCGCTTCGCCTTAATTGCGTTTGATGCTGCTGCGCCTTCATCGGTCATTAAGTAATCAAACGCTTCCATATCATCCATGCCTTCTAGTTTGGCATCTAGATCTGCTTGCATTTTATCTGCTTCTGCTCTCAATGCTTTGCTTTTTTCGGTATCAACTTTCTTGTCAGCAAAGGTGGTCGTTGAACCACCGCCAGATTCCGATACTTTGGTAGTTACTTTTGTTGTTACATTACCTGCGGAATCACCTTTCAACTTCATAGGTTTTTCATCATAGAAATCATCGCTTCCTTCTATTGCAGCATCAAACCCAATGTCGTCCTCTAGCGCAGCATCGAATTTATCTGGACCTTTACTCTCTCTAAATTTATCCAGTTCAGCGCGTGCTGTTTTCAATTCCGCACGAATTTCTGCTTGTCTTTTATCCAAATCAGCAAACGGATAATCAGGGTCTCTTGAATCAGCAGGTACTCTCATACCCTTTGCCAACATTTCCTGTATAATAGTTTCTTTTTGTGCACTTATATCACGTTGTTCTGCTTGTAACGCACCTACTTTTTCGCTAAGTTCTTGTTCTTTATAGAAATCATCTGCTATTTTTTTGACTTTTACAGGTTTAGGTTCTTCTGTTGTCGTCGGTTTTACTTTTCCTGACGCAAAATCTTTCTTAAATTGTTCTTGCTGTTGCTTGACGACATCAGCAGAAGACGTTTTAACTGGAGAAGGCACGTCACCAATAGTTCTTCCACGCTTACCAGTCTCGGGATCAACTTCAGGTACGCCACTTCCTTTAAGGTCGTCAACTGCTGCTTGTCCTCTTTCACTAAGTTTGGCACCTTCTTTTCCGGAAGGAATCTCCATTCCGCGTTTAGTAGAGGTTTCCTCTTCTTCTTCACTTCCAAGTCCAAAAAACCCCAGAAACCCTTCCTTAACTGCGTTGATCTTGTCTGAGATATAATTTTTTACACTAATGAGAAAATCTCTAATACTGTCTGTCAATTCGTCAACAAAATCAGTAACAGAAAAATCTGAAAGTGCGTTTTCAATAGTCTCTAGACCCAACACTCCAGCAATTTTCTCCACCACCCAGAGCATAGCGTCTATCGGAAGGGTTATGAGTTTAAGAACTCCGTCAATAAAACCCATCATACCTGCTATAATTTTATCGAACAGGGAACCTTCCTGTGCTTTGAAATCTTCGACAAAATTCATGACCCCCGAGACAAGAGCTGTAATCGCACCAGCAACAGCGATCATGGGCAAGGTGATTGCACCAAACAAAGTGGTAATAACTGCTGTGACTTTACCGACGGTCTTTAGAACGTTTCCAATAGAATCCATAACGTTCTTTTTCATTTCGCCAACAGGGTCCGATTTGAACCCTTCCATGAAGGCACCTTTTAGTGTAAACGGTTCTCTCTCGCTATCCTGTTGTTGCCCTACTTCCTCTTCCCTTTTTTTCTGTTTTGCTTGGGTCTTTTCAAAATCAAGTAATGCGTCAAACCCCTGCATAACAGCAGCAGGAACAGTTTGAACAAAACTGTTCATAACAGAAACAAGTTCTTGTATACCAGAGTTAAGAGTAGAAATATTATCGTTAATTTCAAAATTTGCTTCAAGGTTGAGATCAACATTCTGGTTGAGTTCTTGTAACTCTGTTACTACCGCTTCTAACGTTGCCATTATCGCCCCATCGCCTTTCTTTGCTCGATTTTTTCGTTCTCTTCCCTAATATGCTCTATAAGAAGAGCAACATAAATCGCCCGTTCCCATGGGAGCATGTTTTCTAGTTCTGTTAACGAGTAATTGTGGTGCTGCATCAAGGCAAAATTAGTTTTATAATGATTGACCAAATTGTCATGAGACAGCACTACTAAAAAAAATCGGATAACCCCTTTAGTTGTAATTCGTTTTCAGTACCGCATTTTTTACAATTAAAAACCGCATCATGTTTCAACGCAGGCATACCTTCCAAAAAAGAAGTCAATTGCTTCAATTGCGTTGCAGTCATAGACTGTATAAATTCCATCAACTCTTCTTCGCTTTGATCTCTTGCGTCAATTCTCTCGTTTGGTGTAAGAACTGCTACTATAGATTTACAAATCATTTTTAAAGCAGAACCCATGTCTTTTTCTGCGTTTTCTACATCCCCGTTGAGTAAAGTAGAATATGTTGGATATCTCATTTCAACAGAAATACCATCAGTAATTTTTATTATATTCTTACTTTTTGGGACTTCTACGTTCAACGTATCGAGATCAATATGGTATTCGTTTGCCTCTTTACACTCTTGATTTTTGCAACGAATCATAATAGTTGAGGTTTCCCCAACCGACTTTGCTCTCAACTGAGTGAACATGTATTCAATGTCAAACGTTGCCAAATCAGAAACATTAATATTAGCACTCGGGTCTAGGCAAGAAGAGATAGTATCGCTCATTGCCTGTAAACACATTGAAGTGTCTTTTGACTCAAATGCTTGAAGAAGAACCTTTTCTTCTTTTACCAAATATGGTCTATACTTTACTCTTTCTCCAGTTGAAGGAATAGTCATATTAAAGTTTAGCGTTTCATTGACACGTGGTAATGCCATAATAATCTCCGATCATCATTTAATCAAATAATTTGAAAATACAAAAGAAACAGTAAGTTCTAGTGCTGCTCCTTGTGCTTGGTTATTTAGTTCGACTTCTGTTATGGTAGTTGGATATGCTTTTACTAGTTCAACTTCATAAACCTTTTCTCCGTCAGGGACGTTTAAATTCCCTTTGTCTAACTGAATTACAGTTACGCTTTTCGCATAGTCTGCGTGAAATCCAGCAGAATATGGGGGTGAAGGAGAAACTATACATTCCGACCATTCTTGAAAATATTTTCTGGCACTATAGTCGTTTGTGAGATAAAATGTCAAGGAGACGTCAGAAGAAGAATACCCATTGACAACCTTTATCGGTTCCATTCCAATTTGCCTATCAAGGAGAGAGAAATTTTTGCCTGGTATTCTTGCAGCAGTACAAAGAAGGTTCATTTCTCTTGGGGGAATGGGGTCGGTGGCGATTCCCCCTCCAGGTTTAGGTGTTCTGGAAAGAGATGGCAATATAACAGAGAACCTATTCTGTGAGGCGATTCCTCTTTGGTCGTTGATCAACGAGCGGAGAGTGTCGGTTTTAAATGTCATACTGGTTTCCTAGCAAGGATTCTGCTGTCCCTATAAACTCTACTTTGTGGTGCCTTCCTGAACAATGCTGTTGGAAGATGTACGGCAACTTCCCACTCATACGCCGGAACTAAGGCAACCTTGCCTAGTATTTGGTCGTATCTGTATCTTTTTACGCAAGGTCTGTGCGCCCTCAAAAACGTTTTACCCAAAAGATATGTGTAATTAATTTTCAATCTAGTTCTATCAGTAAAAACAGGTTGAGTTGCTCTCGGTAATAAATTGTAATATAGTTTCTGTCTCAGGTCCACCGGAAGATAATGCAAATTCAACCCCAAAAACCCACCCTTATATTGCTCAAGCATAAACACTAGAGGGAACCTATCGTAATACGGAAGTTCTAGTCTGCCTTTGGGTTTATACCAAAACATGTACATTCTTCCGATAAAATAGTTTGCGGCGACTGGTAATCCTCGTTTTAAAGAGTTTCGTTCTATAGGTTCTTCTGCTATTTCTTTTATCTTATCTAAAAACCAGTCTCGAGAACCTTTCGAGTTGGCATCCAACCCCTCTTCTTCGAGTTGCTGTTTAAATTTGTTGAATACGGATTCTTCCATGAGTTTATTTATACGGATTTTTTAAAAACCATGAAAAAGGGCACCGAAGTGCCCTTAGTTTTTATGCCTTGTCATTATCTTCTTTTTTCGAAGCAATATAGTACCAATCTCCCGTAATGGGATTTTGTTTGTGAGTCTCAGAAAGTTTCTCCATGACGATCTTTACTTGCCTCGCCTTTACGACAACTTCTTCGATTTCATCTGCACTAGCAAACGTGGAAAGAAAACACAAGGCAATTACTGCCAAGTTTTTCATTTTTGGTCCTTTATTATCCGATTGGAATAACTTTTGGACGCTTCTCTTCTGGGATTTCTACTTTCAGGTCAATGACCAGTAATCCATCCACGAAGTCTGCTCCGTCAACAACGACGTGTTCTGAGAGTCTAAAGGTGCGCGTGAATTTCTTTGCAGAAATACCACGATGGAGATACTCACGATCACTTTCTCCTTCCCCAGTTTTACCTCCAGAGATTACCAAAATGCCGTCCTTGACTTCAACAGTCAGTTCGTCCTTTGAGTAACCTGCAAGAGCAAGTTCTACTGAGAAATTCTTTTCATCTTTTTTCACAACGTTGTGCGGAGGATAGAGTTTGTTATCTGCCATTTCTGACAGACGCTCGATCTCCGACCATACGTGGTCAAATCCGATGAAATGTGAACGTGGAAAAGAAAATGCTTTAGATACCATAACGGTTCTCCTTATTAATAAGCAAGATTGTTGTTAATGCGACCGGACTATCCGCATCGCGAGGGTATTTATACAAAAAAAACCCCCCAAAATGGGGGGCATAAGACCCAAATGGGGTATTAGTCTGCGTTTGCTAACTTCTGGAAGTAAGAGAACGCATCATCATCTCCTGCGTCTCCTGCTTCTTCAGCAGTAGCAGCAGCACTACTAGGCACTTCAGGGGCAGCAGCAACAGGAGCAGGTGCAGGTTCAGCAACTGTGTCCATTGCAACTTCATGCTTGATAGTGCTCGGGGCGGATTGACCAAGAACTTCGTTCAACTTGCTCTGAAGTTGTTCATAAGTCTTGTAATTCGCTGGATCAACAAACTGGTTGATATCATGCAACTGGTTTAAGACTGCTTGGAGTTGAACCTCATCGCCTTCAAAAAGAGGAGAAGGTGCTTTGAACTCTGAGCGGTCATAGTTACGATATCCTTCTACGTTACGAATCTTCAACTGGAAGTCAGCACCGTTCCACAGATCAAATGGATCGACTGGAGTCTCTCCTGGGAACTGTGGTTGCATAAGATCTTGAATTTTATCAAAGATCTTTTTACCGAACTGATACATAAAGACTTTGCCTTCATTCTCAGGGGCAGAAGGATCTGATACTACCAGAATGTTTGTAACGTAGTGAAGTCGACGCTTCTGCTTGCGAACAGTTTCGCGATCTTCTTCGTTACCCGAATTCCACAACTTGCTGTTGAGTTCACCAAGTGGGTCTTGCTGTCCAAGAGAGGTCAGCGACTTCTCAATGTACCACTTACCAGTTGGACCTTTGAACCCATGGTCCCAATAACGAACCCAAGGGACTTCGTTATCAGAAGGAAGGAATCGGATGATTGCGTAACCGTTGCCTGCCTTATCGACAGTAGGTTTCCAGATGTTCTCGTCTTGCTGTCGCTCGGTTTGTTGACCACCACCTGCTTCTTTAGCAGCATTGACGAGTTTGTTGATGTCGTATCGACGTGATTTAAGTGATTGTATATCCATTTGTATTTCCTTGTATGACTGAAATATAACACAGTATTGATTATTGTTGAGCAACGTGTTTCGCTCAACTCTATTTATAAGTATAGGCATTCTCAACGAGAAGTCAATACTTTTCCTTCCCGCTGTGCCCAACTAATTAGGACAACGCGACGACCTTGGAGCAACGGAGTTGCTTCATGGAAGTAATATGCGGGAAAGATGATGGTCTCAAAAGGTTCAAGATCTACAACATAATCTTTCCCCAAAGGAGTCCATATTTTTAACTTGCCACCGACGAGGTCGTCAGATTTTTCAATCATCGTGACGGAGGTAAACAAACGATTATGTGCGCTGCCAATCTCGTCTATGTCGTCTGTGTGACACAAAAATTGTTGCCCAACTCCCTCATAACGTATAAACTCAAATTGCGCGAACCAAAGATCTTCAGGAAAACTAGGAGAAAGATCTAGTAAAAGTTCTCTAAGCGCAAGAGAAATGTCGGGGAATTCTTTGTAAGTAAACGGTATGTTTTCACATTTTCTAGTTTCTGAAATAGAAGAAGATTCTAAATTCCTGTCATAAACTTGTGCGGGAGAAAGTTGCGGTTCAAGTTCTTTGAACTTTGTCAGGAGGGTCTCTTTTTGTTCTTCGTCAAAGATGAACTCTCTGATAAAATAATTATTCAAAAGGAAGTTCTGCCTTTCTTTCTATGTAATTTAAACTCATCGCCTCTGCTTCGAGTTTGCTCTTGATGACATTTGATACATATTTTTTTGAGTCTTCAAGATCTATTCCGTTTTGCTCGCAGGCATACAAGACAGCATCAATGTATGATAAAGATTTTTCTAAAGAAACCTGTTCAACAATTTTGCTAAACTTTGCTTTAGTCATAAACTCTAAAGGAGATTCTTCAGTCGTCATCTGATGTCTCCTCTTCTTTTGATTCTACAGATATTATCTGTGCGACTTCCTTCAATTCAGCAATCAGGTTGTGAACTTCTTTATATGGTCTAGACATTAAATAGTTGGTCACTGAATTGAAGGTTTCTGAAGGCAACCCAATTAAAGAGTCGTTCATTTGTTATATTCCTTTGCTAGTTCTTGCGTCCAAACCTGTCCAAGATCAGAATAATAGACGCCTTGTGTTCTTTTGATCGAACCATCTGAATGACGTGCTGGAGTCACACAAATATACTCCATTTTGCTTTCGCGTTTTGCACCATATTTATGGTCGAGATAAACACCATCTCGAACCCAAATACCAAGGTTTTTAACATACGTTTCGGCGACCTGATATTCTTGTCGCTGAGAAGATTCTTTAGAATCTTTTTGATGGCGGATACTTTTAAGTTTGTCTCGCCAAAACTTTAGATTCTCTTTAGAGTTATTGTACGATAAAGGATGATCGGGGTCAAGTTCTAGCACACGAGAATGCGCGCTTGGTTCTTTACCTGCGTTTTTCTTTGCCCTTGCAATAGCGAGTCGCTCTGCTGCTGCTTCGCGTTGTTCTTCGGTCATCTTGCGACGAGTGCGCTTGATCTTGGTGGGTTTAACGGTAATGCCGATCTCTTCAAGCATCGCCTGCTTCTTTGCCTCTTTCTTCGCTGCACGTTTCTGCGCTGGCGTGAGTAAGTGGTCCATATCAGACATTACGAATCTTTCCCTTATATTCCTTTAAGGTGGAAATGTTAAAAGACCTCCAACCGACTTGATCGACGTCCCAGCAGACCACTAGATCGGGAGAGTTTGTAGGAGGATTAGGACTAGTTTCTTTATGGAATCTAGAGTCGATTTGACTAGAGACAAGAGTAGCATTCATCTCTCTTATTTCTCCGTCTTTTTTAGTAAAAGAAAAATTGACGATACCCGACTTCATATCGCCGATAATTTTTTCCTTTGTCGGTAACTGATTCTTTTTCATGACACTTCCTTTTCAACAATGTACCATTTTCGGTTGGGGTATTGCCCTTCCATTTCTTCGATCATTTCAAGTGCGGCACTATAGGTGGGAAACCTGAGTTCTTTTTCATAATCGCACCCTTCATAGGTTACGATAAAAACAATCGCGTCCCTCATCGAGTTTTCCTTCCTTCGACCATCTGCGAGTATTCATACTCACGCTTCTCGATCATCTCTGCAATATCACGAAAAACGTCTTTGCTGAACAGTCCTTCCTGCTCATACATGTAGTACAGATCTTCTAGGATGATTTCAAGTAATTCATGCATAGCGAGTTGCCTTCTTGTTGATAGTGTAACCACGGATGGTGAACATCCCTTTGTTTTCCCAAGAGAGATTATACGCTTTTTTTCGGGCAAGGTCAAACACACCCTTACCAGCAGGCATGGACCAAACTTCTTCATCGTCGAGATAGATGGTGACGATGTTCGTGGACATATCGTTGACCACGTCGATTTTACGCTGACACTTCATTACGCTGCCTCTCGCGCCTGATACTCGGCATATGTCAACAGACTACCATCGTCTGCCATCTCATACATCAACTTGTAGTCTCCCTTCTGTCCACCTTCGAGTTGAACCCACTGCTCTAACCGAGCAGAAATATCTGTTTGGAACAACTCTGCCTTGGTGTAGCGAGTGGCGAGCAGACGACCGCCAGCAAAAGAAAGGTTGATGGGGGAATCCCACTCAGGAAGGTGGTCGGACTCCACATAGTCGACATCGTCGACCAGCACATCGGAAATGATGTACTCCTGCCAAGATTCGTTGCGCTCGGTGATATGACGACGCAGAGTGTCCCAGATCTCGGAACCCATCGCCTGTTCGATGGACACGCCATGGAGCACGTAGGTGTTACCACCCTTGGGTTTCCAGTACTGCGGGCACTCGCCCGTACCGTCCCAGTCGTGGGCACCGTAGTTTTCTAGGATTTGGGTTTGCATAACAATTTTCATATCAATCTCCTCAACCAGAAATACTATTATCGCTCAAAACAGGCACAAAGTAAAGTTTGAAAAACTTGAATAAAATCAACAACTTACGAAAACACCTGTTCTACGTCTTTATGATCTACGATAACAGTGTCTCCCGCTGCCCTGTAGACGCAGAGATCCTTTATCTCGTGGTCGAGGCGGACGTGGTGAGAAACCCCACCACCGTATTTCACCCGAGACAGGGTGACTTTTCCGGAAACAGGGATGTCTCCGAGATAGGTTGCTTTGACTGATTCGCCTTCAAGATTCCACATAGTATTCTCCTCAACCAGAAATACTATTATGCTATAATTCTTGCATAAAGGCAAGTAGTAAAAACTACTGTAAAATCAATAACTTACATTTTAGTTACAAATTCTACGTTTGGAGGTGTTTGTATTTTTGAGTTCGGATGCTTGTGGTACAGGAAAAATTTAATGTGCTTGAACTCGTTAAAGATATTTGCCCAGATAGGACGCCAAATGTCGAGCAGGCGAAGGTTGTTTCTGCCAGTTCGATCACTGCTCAAGACGGTATCAGTATAAGACCTCATGTTGTGGTCAAAGATAGAGTCAAACCCAAACATATGAATCTCGTCAGGTTTGTGTCTAGTAGAAACGTAATGTGTCGCCATGTGCCCGCAATTAAAGTTTGTTGCGCCTTGATTGCCCTTTCCGGCATAACTAGGGACGTGCGTATAGAACTCTCTTATCTGCGCTGACTTCATCATATAAAAACTAGGACGAGAATCCATCCACGCTTTAGGACGATTACCGCAAACCCAATAGTATGCGTCAAGGTTTATAGAACCTTCGGTCAATGCTGCCATCATTTTAAAGTCGACAATACAAGTCGCGTACACATTTTGTACTTCAAACGGAGGTTGGTTGCAAATTATAAGTTTGCCTTCTCTCTTGTATCTAACGGACTCTGGCATCATTTGTGCCATGTCGCCATTGCCTAAAATATAAACTTTCTTAGTCATGATTCAATTGTCTACGAATTTCTTCTTTACCTTTCTGTCCCGTCCAGTGTTTTATAATTTGCTTAGACGGAACCCTCTCTTGTAGAATATCCAATCGC